GGAATGCTGCCGCGAGCACGCTACTTGTCGCGATCCTTGTCGCCATATTTGCCGCGCGGCTCATGCAGGGCTGGTGGCGCGGTCCAGTTGCCGCGCATCTGCTCGACGGGGAAATACCTTCGGCCGAGGATGTCGGCGACGATCCCATCCTTGACGAACAGGTCGCGTTGGGCCGGGCTCAGCTTCTCCAACTCACCAAGCACGCGCTCTACCTGCTCGAGCTCGGCGGGCGAGAGGTCTGGCTGCGCGGGCGCCGGGCGTGGCAGGGCCTTGGGATCAAGATCGGGGACGAGCAGCTGCCACGGCTCGACGCCGATGCCGGAGGCGAGCGCCTCGATCGTTGAGACCTGCGCAGGGAACTCGGCATTGAGCACGCGGCCGACCGTGCGCTGATCGATGGTGCGGCCGCGCGTGGTCGCGTTTTTGGAAACCGTGGCTTGCTTGAGACGCCGCTCGTTCATCAACGACCGGACATTGGTCGCCAGGACTTCGATCAACGGCCTGTTTTTAGGCACATATGCATAGTATGGCCGCTTGCTAGGCGAGTGCGCCTTGACGAGATAGGCGTATGTGCCTAAAAATGGCGGCGTGGAAGAGCCGATCCTCATCTTCGTCAAGCGCCGGTTAGAAGAGTCGCGGGGCTACTGGCCGCAGATCTCGACGGCGACCGGGGTGCCGTACTTCACGATCACCAACATCGTGCAGGGCAAGACCGAGGACCCGCGGGTATCCACACTTCAGAAGCTGGTCGATTACTTCCGTGCGCGCGACAGCGAAGCGGCGGAGCAGAAGGCGCGCGCGGTTTAGCAAGCGACGGGGTCGCGTCGAGCACGACGCGGAAGCGTAAACAAAGGACCGGCCACGACCGGCGAAGGGACTGAACGATGAGCCTGGATAGGAAGGACGTCCGCTCGAAGATCTCGACGGACTCGCACGCAGACCTCGTGATGCTGGCCGACTTCCACGAAAAGGATATTTCCGAGCTGTCATCGCTTTACCTCGAGAAGCAGATCGCCGCCGAAACGCATGCGTTCAAGGTATATCGCGAGCGCATGGAGCGCCTGGGAAAAACCGGGCGGCCCGGTGGCGAGCGAGCGGCGCCAGCGGGAAGATCAGGGAAACCCAGCCTGCGCGGCGTCTAGATCGCCGCCGTGCCCATCATCAAGCCCAACGACTTGGCGACAACGCCGAGCGGCCGGACGGTTCGTTGCGAGGACCTGAACCCTGACGGCAGCCGCGCAGTAGTCGACATCATCACCGGCGATCGCTTTGACCTCCTGCCGCAGCATCTCAGGCTGCTGGTGCAGGCGCCGATCCTGCCGTGGAAGACGAGGCTGCCACGGTGAACGCGCCGCTCGAACTCGATAATATGAAGTGGGCCTGGTCGATCGAGGCTGAGCAGTCTGCGCTCGGCGCCATCCTGCTCGACAACGCGGCCTATGACCAGATCGCTGGCCTGGTGAGCGCGAACGATTTCTTCCTTGGCTCCCATCGGGCGATCTTCGCCGCGATCGAGCATCTCCTCCAGGCAAGCCGCACCGCGGACATCGTCACCGTTTCCGAGCGCCTCGAGGCCGAAGATCGGCAACGCTTCGAGCAGGAGGGGGGCTCCTCGTACATCGCCCAGCTCGCGCAGAACGTACCAAGCGCGCTCCATGTCCTGGCATACGCGCGCATCGTCCATGAGCGGGCGGTGATCCGTCAGCTCGACATTGCCGCGCGCACGATCGCCGACACGGTGCGCAACACCGCAGGACGTGAAGTGGACGTGATCCTCGATCAGGCGCAGAGCTCGATCATGGCCGTCGGCGAACGGGAGCACGACCAGACATTTCGGCCGCTGCGCGACGGCCTGATTTCCGCGTTTGAATTCATCGACCACCAGTACCACCGCGACAACAAGAACGAACCGACCGGAGTGCCGTATGGCTTCATCGACTTGGACAGCATCACCTCCGGGATGCATCCCGGGCAGCTCGTGGTCATCGCCGCCCGACCTTCCATGGGCAAAAGCACCCTGGCGTTGAACGTATGCGAGCGGGCGGTCAAGGCCACCGGCAAGTGGGCTTTCTTCTTCACGCTCGAGATGACGCTGCGCGAGCAATCACTGCGCGTGCTGGGGGCCGGCGCCAGGATCAATGTTCAGCGCCTTGCAAGTGGCCGTGTCTATGACGAGGAATGGGCCCGCATTTCCAACGTGATGGCGGAGCTCCAAGAGCTGAAGATCGCTTTCAACGAGCAGGGGACGCTTTCGTCGAACGAGTTGCGCGCCCAGGCGCGACGCGCCGTCCGCGAGCTCGGCGAGCCCTGCCTGATCGTGGTCGACTATCTCCAGCTGATGGTCGGCGGGGATACAGAGGCCAATCGCGCCGCCCAGCTTTCCGAGATCACGCGCGGCCTGAAGCTCCTCGCCAAGGAATTGCAGGTGCCGGTGATGGCGCTCTCGCAGCTGAATCGCAATCTCGAAAGCAGGGTCAATAAGCGCCCGGTCATGTCCGACCTACGCGACTCGGGCTCGATCGAGCAGGACGCGGACGTCATCCTCTCGATCTACCGCGACGAGGTGTACCACCAAAACAGCACCGATCGCGGCACGGCCGAGATCATCATCAACAAGCAGCGCAATGGTCCGGTCGGTGTGGTGAAGCTCACCTTCCTCGCCGATCACACGCGCTTCGAGAACTACGCCGAGCCGCTACGCGGATGAGCGACACCGTTCGCGCCCTGGTGTGGCAGTTCTATCAGGGACAGCGCTTCGGCGCGCCACGCATCCTCGCCATCGCGCTGTCCGATGAGTCCGACGACCGCGGCGGCGGTATCTTCCAGTCCGTAAACGGGCTCGCGGCCAAAACCGAGCAGACCCGCCGCGCGGTGCAGCGCCAGCTGCGCCGGCTGGAGGAAGTGGGGTTGCTGCAGTGCGTGGAAAAGTCGCCAGGTGGACCCGGCCAATTCCACCAGTATCGGCTCAATTTGAGCTTGTTGGTGAGCGCTGGCAACGGCGACTCAGGGTCGCTGTTAACGGCGACTCAGGGTCGCTGTTTGTTGCCACCTAACGGCGACCTAGGGTCGCTGTTGAGCGATGCACCTATATACAGAACTACAAAAGAAAACGTCGGAGATGTATCCACGGTCGCGGTTCAGGACGACGTCGAGGACCAGCGACTCGCTGCCTGGATGCTGCAGCGCATCCGTGTCATCAACCCGCGGTACCGCGAGCCCCACTGGGCTACCTGGCGAAAGGAGCTCGACCGGCTTCGTCGGCTCGACAAGCGCGGCCGGCGGGAGATCGCCGAGCTCTTCGCCTGGGCGAATGCTCACGCGTTTTGGCAGACAAACGTGCTCAGCCCGGCGGCGCTGCGCCGGCAGTGGGATCGGCTGGAGACCGCGCGACTGAAAGAAGGTGGCAGCGTGCACGCGTCTGGACGCTCGGACGGACGCTGCGTGCGGGAGAAGGGCGGAGCGAAGTGCGGGGCGCAGGCCGTGTTTAGGACCGGCGATGGGCGTGACCTTTGCCGGCAATGCCAAGGAGAGGATGAACGTGAGCGATCAGTCGCGCAGGCCTGACATCGCCGAGCTGGTGGGCAGTGCACTGAACGCCTCATCGCTCGAGTTCGCCGAGAACCATGAGCGCCCCCTGGACCGGGTCGCGGCCGTGGGAGCGGCGGCCAGGCGGATCGAGACCGGCGCCGATCTGGCAGGCCTGCCGATCGCAGCGATGGACGTCGACGTTTATCGCCGTTCGGCGGACATGCGTAGGCTGATGCTCGATCCGGGCACCGTCGATCCGCGCGATGTTATCGCCGGCAGGCTGTGCCCCCTGCTCCTGCATGTCCGCGAGGGCGGTCAGAGCGAGAATCTTCGTGAGGCCATCGGGCTCTTCGCAGACTGGATGCGCCATCGTCGACCCTTCGATGGTTTCGCTGGCGAGTCGCAGCACCAGTTGCTCGTGCGTTTCGCTGAGCGGGTCATGCTCGAGTGGGACAGAGGCCTCTGCCCGCGTTGTAGCGGCTCGGGTAAGCTCGAGCGCACACGCGGCGGCGCGTGGATACACCCTCGTGGGTCGATGCAGCGCAATGCCACCTTCCGCGAATGCACCGGCTGTTCTGGCTCCGGTCGCGCTAGACCCAGCCACGGCGGGCGGGCCCGGTGGCTCGAGATGCCGATGGAGCGGTATGAATCGGAGCGCTGGGAGCAGCGCTTTACCGCCGCGCATTCATGGCTCACGCGTATCCTACGCAGCCGCATGCTGCGCCCGTTGACAGCTGAGCTGGAACGACGTAAAAGGCACATCTAGCAGCACGGGTTGTTCCGGCTGGCGCGCAGTCAGCGACCAGCAAACCTCGAGGGACGCGTCGTCCTCCCTCGTTGGGACGGACACCCCCGCTCGCGCTCAAGCAGTCGCAGCCGCCACCACCCCCAGCCGTAGCAATCACGGGTCCTTCCCGAGCCTCTCCAACGCGGGCGCCAAGACCGCGTTTTCCAACCAGCGATAGCGTTGCAGGGTTAGGCAACAAGCAGCACCCATAGCAACGCCCATCCCCGCAACGAGGTACGCATATGCTTGAAAGCAAAGCTGCATTTGCGCGCCGTAAGCGTTGGAACCGATCTACGGCAACTCGCTACGCCAAGGACGGCAAGCTGGTGGTCACCGAGAGCGGCCTCGTCGATGTCGAAGCCTCAGAGGCCCGGCTCGCGCTGATCGCCGATCCCTCGAAAGAGGGCGTGCGTCATCGCCACGACCGTGGTCGTCGGCGCCAGGGCCGCGGAGAAGAGAGCCCGAAGCTCGACCCGAACGACACGACCTACCAGCTGTTGCAGAAGCACCGCGCCGAAGGCGAGGTGCTGAAGAACGACTTGCTGCGGATGGAACGCGACGAGAAGGAGGGGCGCCTGGTCGACGCCGAGATCGTGCGTCGCCGAGAGTTGCAGCTCGGGCGCGCCGGCCAGGAGGCGGTGATGAACCTGCGCTTCCGGCTCGACCCGCTCCTGGCTGGTGAAGCCGATCCGGCCAAGCGCGCGGAGATCTGGGATCGCGAGCTGCGCGGCATCTGCGAAGAGATCGCGCGTGCGGTCACCGTACCGCTCGAGACGCCAGCGGCCGATAAGTGAACCAGGCTGTCGCCGAGGCCGAGCGCCAGGTGCTCGGCGCCGGCGAGCGCGCGATCGCGGCGGTCGACGAGGGGTGGGCCTCCGGCTGGAGGCCTGCGCCGCGGATCAGCGTCTCGGAATGGGCCGACGATCATCGGATCCTGCCGCAGCGCGCCGCGAGCGAGCCCGGGCGCTGGAGAACCTCGCGCACGCCGTTCGCGCGCGAGATCATGGACGTGCTTTCCGACCATCACCCGGCGCAAGAGATCGTGCTGATGGCCTCGGTGCAGATGGTGAAGTCGGAGGCCGGCCTGAACTGGTGCGGCTACACGATCGACCACTCGCCGAGCTCGATGCTGGTGGTGCTGCCGACCGTCGAGGTCGGCGAGCGCTGGTCGAAGCAGCGCCTGGCGCCGATGATCATGGACACGTCGCGGCTGCGTGCCAAGGTCGCGCCGGCGCGTTCTCGCGACAGTGGCAACACGACGCTATCGAAGGAATTTGACGGCGGCATCCTGATGATCACCGGCGCCAACTCGGCGGCCGGGTTGTCCTCGATGCCGATCAAGAAGCTGCTGCTCGACGAGGTCGACCGCTTCCCGCGCGAGATCGAGGACGAGGGCGACCCGGTCGACATCGCCGAGGCGCGCACCAGCAACTTCCCGAACCGGAAGATCTTCAAGACCTCGTCGCCGACGATCGAATCGCTGTCGAGGATCAACAAGGATTGGAAGCGCAGCGACCAGCGGCACTTCTTCGTGCCGTGCCCGCATTGCGGAGGCATGCAAGACCTGAAGTGGGCGAACCTGCAATACACGGCGGACAACGCCGACGATGCCCGCTACGCCTGCGAGCATTGTGGCGTGCTGATCGAGGAGCACGAGAAGACGCGCATGCTCGAGCGCGGGGAATGGCGCGCGACCTTCCCCGAGCGCGCGATCGTCGGCTTCCACCTCAACGCGCTGTACTCGCCGCTCGGTCTCGGCCGCTCCTGGGGGTGGCTCGCGACGCGTTTCGAGGAAGTGAAGCGCGATCCCGCGCGGCTAAAGGTCTTCGTCAATACACGCCTCGGCGAGTGTTATGAGGATCCCGACGAGCGGCTCGACTGGGAGGAGCTGAAGGCCAGGGCCGAGCCGTATGCGCTGCGCGCGATCCCGCGCGGCTGCCTGGTGCTGACCGCCGGCGTCGACGTGCAGAAGGACCGCCTGGAGATCCAGGTCGTCGGCTGGGGCCGCAACGAGCAGTCCTTCGTCGTCGATTGGCTGGCGCTGCCTGGCGATCCGACCCGGCCGGAGATCTGGAACGCGCTCGACGCCTATCTCGGCAAGCCGTTCATGAACAGCTTCTCCGTGCCGATGCGCATTCTCTCGACGGCCGTCGACTCCGGCTACCTGACCGACGACGTCCTCAACTACACGCGCCTGCGGAAAAACCTCGGCGTGTTCGCGATCAAGGGCGCGAGCCAGCGCGGCCGCCAGATCGTCGGCCGCCCGAGCCTGGTCGACGTGACCTGGAAGGGCCAGGTGATCAAGGGCGGCGGCGAGCTCTGGCTGGTCGGCGTCGATTCGGCGAAGCACCGGCTGTTCGCGCGGCTCTCCGGCGATCGCAAGCAGGCCATGGCCAGCGCGCGCCTGGTGCACTTCGGCGCGGATCTGCCCGACGACTACTACATGCAGCTCTCGGCCGAGATCTTCGATCCGAACAAGCGCGCCTGGGTAAAGCTGCACAACCGGCGCAACGAAGGCCTCGATACCTACGTCTACGCGATGGTGGCCGCGATGCACCCGCGGATCCGCGTCCACGTCCAGCGCGACCACGATTGGGCAAAGGTCGAGCAGGTCATCGAGCCGCAGGGCGGCGACCTGTTCGCGGGCCCGGCGAAGGCCGAGCAACCGCCGGCCGCCCCGCAAGTGCAAACGTCTGCACAGCCCGAGGCCGCGGCGCGGCCCGGCCGCAAATCGAGCTGGATCACCAACTTCAAGGGGGGGTAGGCGATGCAATCTTCCGAGATCCCCCGCCGCGAACCGCCCGAGATGCGCGCCGGCGTCACCTGGCAGTGGCGGCGCGAGGACCTGCTCACCGACTACCCGGCTTCGGCTTGGACGCTCAAGTACTGGCTGAAGCAGCTGGCGGCCACCGGCGCCCACATCGAGCTCACCGCCACGGCCGACGGCGACAACTTCGCCATCAACACGCCCGCCGCGACCACCGCCGCCTATACGGCCGGCAAGTACGCCTGGGCGGCCGAGGTCTCGGGCGGATCGAGCGAGGTCTACGAAGTCGACCGCGGCGTGCTGATCGTGCTCGCGCGCTTCGACCAGGCGAGCTCGCTCGACTTCCGCACCCACGCCCGCAAGATGCTGGACGCGATCGAGTCGCTCCTCGAGGGCCGGTCGGGCATCGACGTCAGCGAGTACACGATCGGCTCGCGCCACATCGTCAAGATGGCGGCGAAGGAGCTGATGGACTGGCGCGACTATTACCGCGCGGAAGTCGCCATGCAGGACGCCGCCGATCGGCTGCGTCGTGGCCGGGGCGCCGGCAACCGCCTGGTCTTTCGACTCTGATGGGCGTCCTCGATTGGGCGGCCGGCAAGCTCGGCTATGTGCGGCCGCGCGGCGCTCGCGCGCAATACGGCTACGCCGCGGCGCAGATCTCGCGTCTCACCGCCTCGTTGCAGGCGGAGACCCAGTTCATCAACACCACGCTGCGCTTCCAGCTGCGCGTGCTGCGTGCGCGGGCGCGCCAGGCTCGGCAGAACAACCCGTTCGCGCGGCGCTTCGTGCAGATGGTGGTCGACAACGTCTGCGGCCCGGCACCGTTCCGCCTCGAGGGCAAGGTTCGGCTCATCTCCTCCGGCCAGCCGAACAAGAAGGCGAACGACCGCATCGAGGAGTGCTGGGAGAGCTGGGGGAGGCCCGGCAACTGTGAGCTCACCGGCAAATGGTCATGGAACACGGTGCAGCGCCTCCTCGCCGGCAACCTCGCCACCGACGGCGAGCTCCTGCTGCGCAAGCTGAAGGGCCCGCAATACGGCAAGCACGGGTATCAGATCCAGGTGATCGACGTCGACCGCCTGTGGGAATACAAGAACGAGGCGCTGCCGAACGGCGGCGCGATCCACGCCAGCATCGAGGTCGACGCCGACGCCAAGCCGGTCGCCTACTGGATCCTGCGGCGCAAGCCCTCGCAGTGGCAGTTCTCCGGCTACACGCTCGAGATGGACCGCGTTCCGGCGGAAGAGATCATCCATGTCTTCGTGCCGGAGTTCGCCGAGCAGGTGCGCGGCGTGCCCTGGATGTACGCGGCGCTGCTCAACCTCGTCAACATGGGCGCCTTCGAGGAGGCGGCCGTCATTGCGGCGCGCGTCGGCGCCGCGGCCATGGGCTTCATTGAATCGCCCGACGGCATGCAGACGCTCGCATCCCAGGCGGCGCCTGGCCCGAAAGGCGACGGCACCGAGGATTGGGGTGGCGAGAAGGGCGACCCGAGCTTCGCCGCGGAGCCGGGGATGATGATCGGCCTGCCGCCCGGCTACAAATTCAACGCCGGCTGGAATCCGAAGTATCCCGACGCCGCGGTCGAGCCCTTCATCAAGGCCATGCTGCGCGGCGTTTCGGCTGGCCTCGGCGTCGCCTATCACAACCTGGCGAACGACCTCGAGGGCGTGAACTACTCGAGCGCGAGGATCGGCGAGCTCGACGAGCGCGACATGTGGATGGGGCTGCAGACCTTCTTTTGCGAGCACCTGCACGGCCCGCTCTATTGCGACTGGATGCCGCAGCAGGTGCTCATGGGCCAGCTCAACTTCCCGGCCGAGCGCCTCGACCAGTACCAGAGCGTCTACTTCCAGGGCCGGCGTTGGGCCTGGGTCGATCCGCTCAAGGAGGTCGGCGCGTCGATCGAGGCGATCAACGCGAAGATCAAGAGCCGCACGCGCATCGCCGCCGAGAACGGCGAGGACCTCGAGGACGTGCTGCAGGAAATCAAGGACGAAAACACGCTCGCCGCTGGCATGGGCATCACATTCGAGACGATCGCGCCCAAGACCACCGGCGCGATCGACCCCAACCAGGCCGATGGCACCGCCGCGGCCGGCGCCGGCGAGGACGGCAAGAACGCCAAGGTGCAAAGGATCCCGCGCTGGCGCGATCCGCGCTACGCGGACGACTCGAAGTGAAGATCCGCATCGTCCTGCCGACGCTGCGCTCGGGCGGCAAGTTCGCCGCAGTGCTCGAGCAGATGCGCGATTTCGCGAGCGGCAAGCACGACATTTCGTGGAACGTGGTGTGCAACCAGGACGACGCCGACACGCTGCGGCGCATGCCGTCGTGGGTCATCTGCTGGCCCGGGCCCGCCGCAGTGCCCTACATGCAGCGCTGCAACGAGGCGGCCCTGGCCGGCGAGTTCGACTGGCTGATGCAATGGACCGACGACACCTGGACGCTCACCTGCTGGTGGGACGAGTACATCGCCAGCCTGGATGGCGCGCAGACGCCGCTCGTCAGCTGGAAGTGCGCGGAGGAACCGCACGCGCTCGCCGCTGCCGTGATGACCCCGCGCTTTGCCGCCGCGCTGGGCAAGCCGTTCACGACCTGGTTCCCGTTCTGGTTCACCGACGTCTGGACGGAGGAGGTCCATCGCATGGCATTCGGCGCGCCGGTGCCGTTTGTCGACGGGCTGGAAGCGTTCGGCAAGCGCGGCAAGACGCGCGTGATGCGCGAGCTGCGCTTCTGGGCCGAATTCTTCAGGGCAACGCGGCCGGAGCGCCTGCAGCAGGCGCGGCGGGTGATGAAGGCCTATGGCGTCGTGCGGGGCGTTTCCCGCGAGCAGATGGAGCAGTTCGACGAATTCGACCGCCGCTTCGCCAAGAGCGTCGACGAATTCGAGGCGGCATTCAAGCCGGCCGACGAGGAAATGCCAGCGCACTACTCGGCGATGCGCGCCGCCGCCGAATCGCATCTGTGGCTCGTGGACGCCGAGGCGTCACAGCGTTACTGCGCCTAAAGGGAGATTGCCGATGAAACCAACCATGACCGCGGCCGAGCTGGCCGCCTTCCGCAAGCTCGACCAGAACGGCCAGCTGCGCCAGCTGCGCGGCACCAAGGTCGAGCGCGCGTTCGTCATCGAGCGCGCCGGCGCCATCGACGAGAAAGCGCGCACCGTCTGGCTGTCGATCGCATCCGAGGAGCCGTATGCCCGCTGGTGGGGCGTCGAGGTCCTCGACATGAAGAAAGAATCCATCCGCCAGGACCGCCTCAAGTCCGGCGCCCCGCTTTTGGTAGGCCACGACAGCGCCGACCAGGTCGGCATTGTGGAGGGCTACGAGATCACCGCGGAAAAAAAGCTTCGGATCCTCGCGCGCTTCGGGCGCAGCGGACGGGCCGAAGAGATCTTCCACGATGTGCTCGACGGCATCCGCAAGAACGCTTCGGTGGGCTACATCATCCACGACCTCGTGCTGGAGAAGCAGGAAGAGGACGTGGCGACGTACCGCGTCACCGACTGGGAGCCGCTCGAAGGCTCGCTCGTCGCCATTCCGGCCGATCCCTCGGTCGGCGTAGGCCGCGAGCTGGAGACCGCCCCGAAACCCTCCGTTCCCCAACAAGGAAAAATCACCATGGACCCGAAAGACATCAGCCCCGAGCTGCGCGCGCAAATCGCAGCCGAGGAGCGCGCCAAGCTCGAGAAAGAAGCGCGCGCGAAGGCAGAGGCCGCGGCGAACACGCCCGAGGCCATCGCCAAGCGCGAGCAGGAGCGCGTCAGCAGCATCCTGAAAGCCGGCACCGAATACAAGGAAGCCGAGCTCGCCGCCGAAATCGCCCAGGATCCCAAGGCGACCGTCGAGACCTTCAAGGCCCGCCTGCTCGAGAAGCAGCGCACGGCGCAGAAGTCGCTCGGCCACGGCAACGACGTGCGCACGCCGCACGGCAGCGGTGCCCGCGTCATCATGGCCGGCGTCGGCCAGCTGCGCGCGTTCCGTGACCTGCCCATCGAGGGCGGCGGGGTGCAGAAGGCCGAAGAAGGCGCCTACCGCGCCGGCATGTGGCTCGCTGCGGCGATCCACAACAAGGACTGGGCGAAGAAGTGGTGCCGTGAACACGGCATGCCGCTCATGTACCGCGACGCCGAGGGCAACATCCGCGAGATGGTCGGCGCCGAAATCCGCGCGCAGAATGAGAACGTGCTCGGCCTCGGCGGCGCTTTGGTGCCGATCGAGATGGAGGCGGCGATCATCAACCTGCGCGACCAGTACGGCGTCGCGCGGCGCCTGGCGCGCCTGCGCACCATGGGCAGCGACACGCTGAAGATCCCGCGCCGGAAGTCGGGCCTCACCGCCTACTTCTTCCAGGACGACGACGGCGTCGGCATCACCGAGTCGAACAAGAACTGGGACAACGTCACCCTCTCGGCGAAGAAGCTGGGCGCGCTGACCAAAGTCTCGCGCGACCTCGTCGAGGACGCGATCATCTCGGTGGTGGACGATCTCGCGGGCGAGATGGCGTATGCCTTCGCCATCAAGGAAGACCAGTGCATGCTGATCGGCGACGGCACGTCGACCTACGGCGGCATCCGCGGCATCAACAACTACATGGAGGCCTCGTCGTACATCAGCAAGTACGCCGCGGCGTCCGGCCACCCGACCTTCGCCACGGTCGACAACGCGGACCTGACGGGCACGATGGGTAACCTGGCGCAGTACGCCGACACGCCGCAGGCGGTGTGGGTGTGCTCGCACCTGGCCAAGCACGCGCTCTTCAACCGCCTGAAGGCTATCGCCGGCGGCAACCGCGTCGACACCCTGGGCAACTCGCCGGACAACACCTACCTCGGCTACCAGATCATCACCTCGGAGGCCATGCCGAAGGTGACCTCGACGCTGAACGCCAAGGTGATGGTGCTCTTCGGCCGCTTCGATCTCGGCTGCTCGCTGGGCAACCGGCGCGGCATCGAGATGCAGACGCTGATGGAGCGCTACGCCGAGCTCGGCCAGATCGGCGTGATCGCCACCGAGCGCTTCGACCTCGTCGTGCACGACCTGGGTACCACCAGCACCGCCGACGTCAACGGCGGCCGCGGCCCGATCGCGGCGCTCCAGGGCACGACCTGATCACCGGCTGACACCACCTCCTGAGCGCTAGCGGGCGGCAGCCCACCGCCGCCTGCATCCGCTCGACTACAAGGAATCGCAGCAATGAAACCGTCTCCCAAAGCAGTCCTCGTCATCGCGCCGGTCTCCAAGACCAACGGCCAGACGGCGTCGGCGTCGTTCGATACCCTGGGCTACGACCACCTGACCCTCGACATCGCCATCCCCACGGCGGATACCACCACCGACGGCGTCAGCGTCTGCAAGCTCTCCGAATCGGACGACACCACCACCACCGTCACGGACATCGTCGCCTTCGTCGGTGGCACGCAGGTCGCCACCAACGTCGGCTATGTCCTGCCGGCGGGCAAGACGTCGGGCAACACGCTCATCAAGATGAACGTCGACCTGAAGAAGCGCAAGCGCTACCTGACCCTCTCGGTCGCGGTGCGCACCACGCAGCTGCTCACCGCGATCGCGAACCTGCAGATCGCCGAGCAGGAGCCGACGCAGGCCGCCGACGCCGGCGTCGACACGCTGGTCAACGGATAACAAAAAAGCACTTCGCCAGTCTCGGAGCGGGCCCTGCGGGGCCCGTTCCTTTTTCCAGACGTCTGCATGGCGCAGAGGTGCGGAAAAAGGAATCGAGCAGCACAGGCGCGGCTAGGGGGCACCCGAAACCCCGGTTTCCTGACCGGATGCCGCGCCTTCCTCTCAGGGCTTCGACAGGAGGAAGCGATGAAAGTGAAGCAAAGTTGTCTGGTAGACGTGCTAACGCACCCGGCGCCGATCAATGCGGCCGCTAAAAAAGAACTCTCGCCTGATCGGAGCGAGCGCATGGTCACTTGGGAGCAGCCAGAACTCTGCCGCGTTCCGTTCGAGATCGTTAGACGTCGAAATCCATCGCGTCGCCTAATCGACTTCACTGGCACGCGGATGGGCACCTCAGTGGTGGTGGGGCTTCACCATTGGGTGACCAAAGGAGGGAAATGGATCGTGAGATGCGGATGCGGGCGCCATCAGGTGATACACGGCGGCATCATTCGCACGGTTACGAGAGGGCGTAGAGACGGCTGGGTTTGCACGGAATGCTTTCGTGCGCGCAAGGCGGAGCAGCAATGAAAAAACTCAATCTCGGCGCCGGCGACAAGGTCATCGAAGGGTTCGAGGCGCGCGACGGGGCGAAGGGCGACGTGCTCTATCCGTTGCCGGACGCGGACGGTTCGGTGGACGAGATCCGCGCCAGCCATGTGCTCGAGCACTTCCCCCATGGCCAGGTGCAGGCGGTGCTGGCCGACTGGGCGCGAGTGCTCAAGCCGGGCGGGGTGCTGCGGGTCGCGGTGCCGAACTTCCAGTGGGTCGCCGAGCAATACCTCGCCGGCGAGGACGTCAATGCCCAGGGCTACGTCATGGGTGGGCAGACGAACGAGCGCGACTTCCACCGCGCTCTCTTCGGCCGCGACCTTCTCTCGCGCCTGCTCGGAGCGGTCGGGCTGGTCGGAGTGCGCGACTGGACGAGCGAGATCGAGGACTGCGCCGCGCTGCCGGTATCGCTCAACCTGGCGGCGAGCAAGCCCGGACCGCGGCCGAGGATCTCGGCGGTGGCATCGATGCCGCGCCTGGGATTCAATGATTTCTGGGGGGTGATGTACGACCAGTGCGCGAAGCGCGGCATCCAGTTCCGCCGCTCGCAGGGCGTCTTCTGGGGCATCAAGCTGACGCAGGCCTTCGAGACCGCGCTGGATAGCGACCGGCCGGAATGGCTGCTCGCGCTAGATTACGACACGGTCTTCACCGGTGCACAGCTGGACGCGCTGATCGACGTCGCGAGCCGCCACCCCGAGGCTGACGCGATCGCGCCGATCCAGGCATCGCGGCACCACAGCATGCCGATGCTGACGGTCGCATCGGGTACGCCCGGCATGAACCGCGCGCGGCTGAAGCGCGAGGAATTCGACCAGGAGCTGCTCAAGGTGCGCACCGCCCACTTCGGCTGCACGCTGCTGCGCGCGGAGAAGGTCCGCGCCCTGCCGAAGCCTTGGTTCAACGAGGAGCCGGACGAGAAGGGCGGCTGGGGTCCTGGCTCGATCCACGAGGACATCTGGTTCTGGAAGCAATGGGAAAAGGCCGGGTTTTCGGCCTATCTCGCCTGCCGCGTGCCGGTTGGTCACTGCGATCTCGCGGTGCGCTGGCCGGATGTCAATCTCGAGACGACCTACCAGTCGCCGCGCGATTTCATCAAGCAAGGTCCGCCCGACGAGGTGTGGAGATGAGCTATCCCCAAGGAACCAAGGTGCGCCTGGTCGAATCCTGGCGCGCCTATAGCGCCGGCACGGTGCTCGAGCAGGGCTTCTATGCCGACATGGAGACGCTGGTGAAGGCCGGCATCGCCGTGCGCGTCGACGAAATCGAGGAACCGAGCCGCCCGGCAAAGCTCGCCGGCAAGGCGGCGAAGAAGATTGCCGACGTGGCCAAGGGCCTCTTCAAGCCCTGAGCCATGCCGCTCACCGAAGACCTGACCGTCTTTTTCCAGACGGCCGATTTCGCGACCGCGGCGACCTATAAAGCGGGCGGCATTGGCGGAGGCGTGACGGTGAACGTCATCTTCGACAATCCCGACGAGACGCGCCTGGGCATCGCCGGCACCAATCCGAACGTCCTGATCAAGGCCACGGATATTCCGAGCTTCTCCAACGCCGACACGCTGACGATCGCCGGCGTCGTCTACCGCTGCATCAACGAGGAGCCGCTCGACGACGGCGCGATCCTTCGCATTCAGTTGGAGAAGCCGTAATGGCGAACCATGTCCTGCGCCAGATCCGCGACGCGGCAAAGAGCGCGCTCAACGGCCTCACCACCGCCGCCAGCCAGACGACGCAGGCCTTCGTCAACCGCTCCGACGACGAGCCACTGCTCGACGCGGAGCTGCCGGCCTACCGGTTGCGCGTGCGCACTGACGACATCACCGTGAGCTCGCTGGGCATCAACCGCCTCTATGAGCGGAGCGCCGAGCTGGTGGTCGAGGCCATCCAGAAAAAGAACGCCACCTTCGAGGACGATGCCTACGATCTCATCAAGCTTGCCGAAGTGGCGATCGCCGGCGGTCTTACCGGCGCCAAGTCGGTGGACATCCGCCGCATCGAGATCGAGGACGACGCCCGCGGCGAGAAGCCGCGCATCCTCGCGCGCATGACGTTCGCCGTCTATTACGTCACGGCGATCGGTTCGCCTGACATCGCGCTGTGACGCCGGCGACGCAGCGCCTGCACGAATCCCTGATCCGCCTCTTCAAGGGCGTGATCACCGCATGGGAAGAATGGCTGAAGGCCCACAAGACGCAGTAACGATCTAACCCCCAGTCCGAGCACGCGATCGCCAGCGCCTGACGGCCACGGCGGTCATTGCCCTCCTCGGTTTCCTCCAAGGAGTTCTTGCAATGACCATCGCCGCAGGCGTAGCCAAACGCGTCACCTACAAGGTCGAGGCCACCTGGGGCACCGTCCCCGCGGCCGGCAGCGCGCAGGCGCTGCGCCGCGTCAAGAGCACGCTCAACCTCAAGAAGCAGACCTACCAGTCGCAGGAGATCCGCAGCGACTACCAGGTCGCCGACTTCCGGCACGGGGTGCGCTCCGTCAACGGCACCGTCTCCGGCGAGCTCTCGCCCGGCACCTACAAGGACTTCATGGCCGCGGCGGTGCGCCAGGCGTTCGCCGCGGTGACGGCGATCACCAACGCCTCGATCACCATCTCCGGCACGGGTCCCACCTACACGGTGGCGCGCGCCGCCGGCTCCTGGATCACCGACGGTGTCAAGCTCGGCAACGTCGGCCGGCTTTCCGTCGGCGTTTTCAACGCGGCCAACATCAACAAGAACCTGTTCATCACCGCCATCACCGCGGCGAACCTGACCGTGATGCCGCTGAACGGCGTGGCGCTGGTCGCCGAGGGGCCGATCGCCACCTCGACCTTCACCGTCATCGGCAAGAAGGCCTTCGTGCCGAGCTCGGGCTTCACCGACCTCAGCTATTCGATCGAGCACTTCTATTCCGACCTGACGCTGTCCGAGGTGTTCAGCGGCTGCAAGATCGCGCAGATGGGCATCCAGCTGCCGCCCACCGGCATGACCAACGTCGACTTCGACTTCCTCGGCAAGGACATCGTCACCGCCGGCGCGCAGTACTTCACCGCCCCGACTGCGGAGACCACGACCGGCATCCTCGCCGCGGTCAACGGCATCCTGGTCGTACAGGGCGTGGCGGTCGCGCTCCTCACCGGGCTCAGCTTCAACCTCAAGGCCAACATGAGCGGCGAGGCGGTGGTCGGCTCCAACACCTTCGCCGACATCGTCGAGGGCCGCATCGAGGTCGACGGCCAGTTCACCGCGCTCTTCGCAGATGCGACGGTGCGCGATTACTTCCTGAACGAGACCGAGGTCGGCCTCTACGTCGCCATGGCCACCTCGCCCTCGGCGACCGCGGACTTCATCGCCTTCAGCCTGCCGCGCGTCAAGCTCGGCGACGCCGCGCGCGACGACGGCGAAAAGGCGCTGGTCCTGACCTGCCCGTTCACCGCGCTGCGCAACATCGCCGGCGGCGCGGCCACCACCAGCGAAGACACCACCCTGGCGATCCAGGACAGCCAGGCCTAGTGCAGACGTCTGCACGTTTAAACGAGGGAGGAGACCCCATGGAGAAGAGCGACCTATCGCAGCTCGACAGCGCCAAGGGCGCGGAGAAGGGCTTCACGCTCACGCTGCGCCACCCGAAGACCGACGCCGAGCTGCCCTGGCAGGTCATGCTGCTCGGCGCCGACAGCGAGGCCTACAAGGATCGGGCCCGCGAGTTCGCGCGCGCTCGCGCGGCGCGCTTCACCAAGCTGCGCAAGATGCAGATCTCGCCCGAGGAGCTCGAGGCCGAGGCGATCGAGCTGCTGGTCGTCGCCACCACCGGGTGGCAGGGCATGACGCGGGACGGCCAGCCCTTCGAGTACTCGAACGACAACGCCCGCGAGCTCTATCGCAAGTACCCGTGGATCCGCGAGCAGGTCGACGCCGCCGTGGGGGACCGCGCCAATTTTTTGTAGAGGTCCGCGAGCGCCTGCTGGCGTTCGCGGCGCACCAGTTCAACCTCGACGCGCCGCGCCCCGGCGGCACGCTGCGCCAGCACTACGAAACGGCGGCGGTGCATTCGGTCAGCGCCCAGCTCGAGCTCGACGGCGAGGTCGAGCTGCCTGCGCAGGCCGAGCACGTCTGGGCCTGGTACGGCGAGCTCGCCGCGGCGCGCGGCTCCAACGGCTGGGGCCCCAATCCGGTCACCTGGGCGGATCTCGGCGCCTGGCAGCGGCTCACCGGCGCGCGGCCGGATTCGCTCGAGCTCTCCTGGCTGCTTCGCCTCGACCAGGCATGGTTGAAGGCGATCGCCGCCGCGAGCAGCGAGAAAGGCAAGGGCGCGTGATTCCAACCCTGACCGTGAAACAGGACCTCTCCAAGGTCCTGCTCTTCTATGAGGACCTGCCGCGGCAATACGTCGACGTAGCGGCGGTACGAGCCCTGAACCGCACCGCGACCACCGTGCGCGCCGAGGCGGCGCGGCGCATCGGCCGCGAATACAACATCCGCATCGGCGCGGCGAAGGACGAGATGAAGATCCGCCGCGCGACGCGCGACGATCTCAAGGCTGCGCTCGTGGTGAGCGGCCGGCCGATCCCGCTGGTCGAGTTCGACGCCCGGCAGACCGCCGCCGGCGTCAGCGTCAAGGTCAAGGGCACCCGCAAGGTCGTCGCCCACGCCTTCCTCGCGACGATGAAGAGCGGCCACGAGGGCGTCTACATCCGCGAGATCAAGGGCAGCGCCAAGCGGCCCGGCCGCCTGCCGATCCGGCAGCTTTTCTCGCTGTCGCTGCCGGCGGCCTTCACCCAGGAGCAAATCATGAGCGCACTGATGGAGATCGCCACCGGGCGCTTCGGCGACGCGCTGCAGCAGGAGATGCGCTTCGTCATGATCAAGAACGGACGGTAGAAGCGATGCCCGCCAAGCCCACCACCACCGCGACGCTCGAGCTGAACGCGGTCGACAACACCAGCTCGGTGGTGAATCGCGTCTCGAGCGCGGTGAAGGGCCTGACCAAGGACTACACCGCCCTGACGGGCGCCATCACGGGCCTGGGCGGCGCCTACTCGCTGGGCGCGATCGCCGGCATGATCCGCGACACCATCGCGCTCGAGGCGAGCGTCGGCCGCCTGGCCGAGCGCGCCGGCACCAGCGCCGAGGCGCTCTCGTCGCTGATCGAGGTGGCGAAGATGTCGCACACCGACCTCGAGACGGTCGCCACCGGCATGGCCAAGCTCTCCAAGGCCATGGTCGAGGCCGAGAGCGGCACCGGCAAGGCGGGCAAGGTCTTCGAGGCGCTCGGCATCGAATTGCACGACAGCTCCGGGCAGATGCGCTCGGCGCAGGACGTGATGCAAGACCTCGGCAAGGCGCTCTTCGAGATGAAGGACCAGACGCTCGCCGTCGCCTTCGCCCAGGAGGTGCTCGGCAAGAACGGCGCGGCGCTGCTGCCCTTCCTCTACGAGCTGGCGCGCGCCGGCGAGCTGCACGCCAAGTTCAGCAACGAGGAAGCGGCGGCGGCGAAGGAGCTCGAGGACAACCTGATCCGCCTCGAGGCAAGCGCCAACAAGCTGAAGATCACCGTCGCCAGTTTCCTCGTTCCGGGCATGGTGTCGTTCACCGGGAATCTGGAGGAGGCGAACAAGAGCGGCGTCGGTTTCAATCAGGTGCTGATCGAGACCGCCAAGATCATCGCCACCATCATGAGTGGCATGGGGCCCGGATTCAGCCAGGCCGGCAACGCGCTGGCGACAAGGATCTTCGCCATCGACGAGCAGGCGCGCCGCGCCCGCGAGCAAGCTGCCGGCCCGCGCGCCGCGGCACCGGCGAAAGGCACGCGCGACGTCACCAACCCGTTCGCCGCCGGCGGAGGCGCCGACCAGGCGCTCACCTGGACGCCGCAGCAGGAGGAGATGTTCCAGGCCCGTAAGCGCGCCTGGCTCGAGTCCGAGAAGATGACTGACGACGCAGCAGCGGCAGTCGGTCGCGAGGCCGATGCGGCCGCCAAGCTCTCCGACCAGCAGGACAAGGAAGCCAAGCACTACCTCGACATCCTCGATCCCGCGCGCTCCTACCTCGAGACGCAGGAGAAGCTCTACGCGTTGCTCGCCGCCGGCAAGCTGACCCTCGACGAGACGCTCGCCATCCAGCGCAAGGTCTTCGAGGCCAAGAACGGCATCAAGGACCTTGCCGAGACCACTGGCGTCGCCGCCGACG